CTGGTTCGAAAGTCGATGGGTCAAGAACAACACCGCTTGACATTAACGGAATGTATGGACAGTAGAACGCCGCCGCATCTGCTTCAGATGAGCCTTTGTAACCTACTAATACAGCACCGTTGTCTGCTTGGTATGTGTCAACGTAGATTTTCATCGCACTGTTCAAAGTACCAACAAATTTTTGGTTAGTTGGCGCTTCAAAAGAACCTTCAGTTGTTCTTGCGAACGCTGAAGTTGTTGCTGACTGAAGTACAGTTAAAGCCTGTGGTGATACCACTGCCCAGTTACCTGCACCACGTCTTGTTCTTTGTGCAATTTTGTTAGCAGTTCTGTTGATTAAAACAGCCAAAGCCGCGTGTTCATCACCTACGAATGTTGCCGTACCTGATACTGCCGCTTGGTTGAATGTTTCTTCAGTTGCCGCTAATGATCTTAATGAACCTAAGATTTCTTGGTCGATTTCAGCAGTTATTTCTTGTGCTAATGCCGCCATTATCTCAGCCTCAACGTCGATACCTTGTTGTGCTTGTGCATCTTGTGCCGACTCAAATGTCCATCTTGCTTGTAACTTTCTGCTTTTTGCTTCTACAGTTTGTTTCAAGATTTGGATTGACATTGCTCTACCACCAGTACCTTCTTTAGTTGCTGTTGCATCTGCAGTACCATCTGGATCTGTACCAGTACCTGAATATGCAGTACCGATTTTGAAAGGTGAAAGTGCTTCTTCACCAGCCGCCACGTTGTCGTTTGCTTCCGCATAACGTACTCTTAGAGTGTGGATTTGTCCAACTGGACCTGTCATTGGTTGTACACCAACGATTTCGTTCGCGATCACAGTAGGCATAACCCGTCTGATCACCGGTAGGATCACTCTGTTCAAAGTTGCAACGTTACCGGCAGATGTAGCACCTGCTGTTGCCGCCTCAGCCAAATACTTTTTAGTATTTTCTAAAGTCGACTCCATAACTGCTTTTTTATTACCAGTTAGGCCTTCTAATAACGCACTCTTTGTATCCTGCCAGCGAGTTTCTGTTAGTTCTGACATTGTCGTTTTCTCCTTTTTATATACCCGCCAGTCTTCTAATGTCAACAATATTGCTGTTGAACTGACTGCCGTTTACAATGTTTGTTTCTTTGTCGCCTGTTACTTCTGTGCCTTCATTTAACGCCTGTTTTTTCGCTGGAGACCTACCGTTTAATACAGCCGGTATGTACTTTTCGAATTGCTTTCGTAAAGCACCCGTCTGTACACTCTCCAGTAAGTTAGTCATTATATCTTTTTGTTCAGCATTCAATGGAGTTACTAACTCATTGATTACTTTTTCTCTCTCTGCTGTATTTTTTAGATCTTCGATTTCTTGTTCTTTTGATTCAATGATCTTGACTTTCTCATCAGCAGTCTTCTTCGCATCTTCTAATTGTTGGTTTGTTGTATCTACAACTTTTAGAAGTTTGGCTGTTTCGCTCTTGCTGTTCAAGAATGATTGATTGTATTCTTGTGAGTAAGATTCAAACAGTCTGCGACCAAAGTCATTTTTACGAGCCGCGTCAATATCTTCTTTCAATGAAGCAATTTCTTTTTGTAAAGTTTTGCTTACGATTTCAGATACTTTTGCCGCACCTTTTGTGATGAAGTTATTTCTAACTTTCTCAAAATGTGCTTTCGCTTCTCTGATTAGACGTACTTTTGTCTCAGCAACGTCTTGTTTATCTTGATGAAACTCTGCGATCTCTTTGGATAGAGCCTCTACAACAAACTCTTCAAGTTTCTGGAAGTTTTCTGCCATAACTTTTTGGTCTGAATGTAGTTCAGAAATTTCCGATTGTAGCCTGTCAAAAACAAATGCTTTAAGTTTGCTAGAATGCTCACCAATTTGTGTTGCATACTTAACTCTTTCTTCAGCCAATGCTTTTTTGTCAGCCGCTAGTTCCTGCATTTCTGCTTCGATTCTTTCTGATACCATTTTATCCACAGCATCAGTTAAATTTGCTTTGTCGTGTTCATACTTCTCAGCAAATTCTGAACGAAGTTCAGCAGTAACAGAAAGTTTATTTTCTTCAACCTTCTGTGTCCAAGCGTCTTCGATTTCCGCTCTGATCTCTTCCGAAATTGCATTGTTTTCAAAAAGTGATTTCAGTGCTTCTAACATTTAGTTTCTCCTATTTAGATTGGAGTTTTCCAATTATGTTTATTAGTTGTTCTTTTAAGTATTTTTCTGCCTTTACGTCCCTTGCTGTGTTAAATGCCTTCAGACCACCTTTTGTATTCATAAGATGCTCGTAAATTGGCGTAGGATATGCTCCCGGCGCCGATGGTTGAGCAACTATGTCGATGGTGATAATTTCAAAATCTGATACGTTTCCGGAACCGTCTTCTGATACATTACCTGAACCCCTACTGGAAACTCCTAGTTTCACTCCGCTTTCCAGCATTGTTTTCACTAGTGTTCCCATAGGAGTTGGTAAAACTTTCATTTTTCCGTAACCGTTAGGTCCGTCCATCCACATTTCATTAACCATGTGTGATACACGATCCAAATTGATGTTTAGTCCTTCTGGATGATCTACTTCGCCGAGCACTGAGTACCCGCCTTTGATTTGATCGTTGAGCGTACTGACAGCCCTTTGGATTTCGTTAACAGGATACACTCTCTGGTTGGCGTTTTTCACACCTCCCTGAATGCAGATGCCTTTCATATAAAGGCTTTTACCGTTGTTTTCATCCTTGGTCTCAACGACTATTCCCGCTTGGTCAAAAGTCAGTGTCTCACGTAGTTGTAACATCCGTTCGTCCTAAATCAATTATTAACTGCCAATTGCAGATTTTTTAGCGGAACCGTCAGTTCCATCTGCTGTATTAGCCTTTGCCGCTGATTGTTTACTTCCTGCTTTAGAGCCTGGCGTGTTAACATTTCCAGCATTGTCTTCTTTAGGCATAGGTGCTTTACCACCTTTTTCTTCGCCGCCTTGTACAAGATTTTTGCCGTCTGCTTTCGCGTCAGAACCACCTGATTTAGCAACTGGAGACGTAGTATTGTCGCTACCATCTGAATGTTTAGCGTCAACTTTGTTTACGTACTCTCTGATTTCTTCTGTTGCTGATTTAGGTGCGTTGTTTTTTTGCTCTACTGCTGGGATCACTTCCTCAGGAGCAAGTTCGGGAGCAACTTCTACTTCTCCCTCTGCATCTTGACTTACGATTGCTTCTTCTTCGCCGTTGTCTTCTGCGTCGTCGTCGCCTTCGCCCTTATCTGACATCATTTTTTCAAATTCTGCTTTAAGGTCATCAATTGCATCTTCTAGGTCAACAACTCTGTCT